GACAACGATGGACAAGCATCTGAAGGCTGAGATCGTGGCGACGGTGAATCAAGCCATGATGGAGGCGCATGAGACCTACAACGAGAAATGGCTGACCGATGAGCAGCTGTGCGATCACATCGGTGTATTCACCAAGCGGTGGCTGAAGGACCACGGCCACCTGTTACCCAGGACGCGGGCCGAGTGGAGCGATGAGAAGGGAGTGGGGCACAACACTTCGTGGGTGTATCCCCTGCATCGTGTCCAGCGGATGCTCGCAGATGGAGAGATCAAAAGATTACGCATAATTAATAGTTAAATTTCAGAAATTCTAATCATTTATTTTAGTTGGATACGATTCTGCAGCGGCAGTTTCAGTCTATGTTTCCATAGCATTTCGATTTAATATTTTAGGATTAAAAGTTTCAAAAGGCCTGCCGTGAGGCCCGCTTCCATGATTATTTTATCACAAGGATTTTTAGTTAAACATGTTATCAGCCTGCCAGCCGTGAGGTCCGCAGGTTTTCACAAGGCAGGGAAAGATCGGTAGAACAGAGCAACCGACAGCCGTAATCTGCGCGGTGTCCATGAGCGAGGGTGCGATACCCTCTCCTGCCACAATTCACACATAGTTCTTTGACATGTTGGACAAAATATTCGGGTGTTTACAGACAACACCCTGGGCAAAAGAGATAATTTTCGCGCAGGTCTGATACTGCGCAAAGTAATAACCATTTTAGAGGTTTTGCCGTGAAGCTAAGCTGGTTAAAGCGTCGCATTCTTGCGGAGGTCGGCGGTTCGAGTCCGCCCACGGCAACTAAACAATTTTAAACAATTTAAAACTGAAAGATTATGAAAAGAAACATTTTAGACTTACGCCCGAATTGTAATCTGGTCATTGACGTTGACATGATTGGGGCCGTTGACATTTATTGCGAGCCGGATAAATTCGCAGATAAACAGGAGTGGGAGGTGCGTGTATTCTCGCAAGGTGTATCGAACGGCTACGTAGTGAAATGCGGAAACAAGGAAACAGCAGAGGCCCTGTTTAAAACAATATCAGACAGAATGATGCAATAACTTTATAAAAACTTAGATTATGGAAAAGATCATCTCAATCGTGAAAAGCGAATGGTTTCTTTATGGCGTGGTTGCGCCGATCGTGTTTGTCTTAGTCGCTGCCATTGGTAGCATTGGTGAGTAACTCTAAACAGTCAGCATTATGGAAATAATAGGATGCATTCTTGTAAGGAAACTGGACCAGCGCGAGGGAATCGGCCAGCGCAGCGGTCTGAAGTGGGTGGTGGCAGAGTATCTGATCGAGATGCCAGGACAGTTCACAAGGCATGCCCGCATCAGCGTGAAGAAGGAGGAATTGATCCGCCGTTTCGATGCTCTGGTAGGTAAGAACGTGAACGTGTCGTTTGACATCAATGCCAACGAGAGCAACGGGCGATGGTTCAACGAGCTCGTGGCATGGGGCCTGATGGAGTATGTGACGGAGCACCGCACACCGACCACCACCGTGGCCGACATGCCGACAAACGGAGATCCCGCTGTTATTGCTCCGGAGGCTGCAAACGCAGAGACGGCGAGACCGCAGATTGATCCCGAAACGGGCGAAACACACGCTGACGGTCTACCATTCTGAGCCATGAGGAAACCCAGAAACAAGCAGCGAGATCATGAGAGATACATGGCCAACCGTGAGCGCATACGGGCGCAGCAGAAGGAATACTACCTTGCACACAAGGATGAGATCCTTGAGCGTCACCGGCAATGGCGAAACAGGCGGACCGTGGAGAAACTGCGAGAAGTCTATGGACTTAATAAGATTTAGGAGATGAACGAAGACAACAACAATACAAGAAACCAGCCACCGCAGCAGACCGAGATCCCTGAGTTCCTTCAGGGTGACAACTGGTTCCAAGAAGACACCGCTGCGCTCTACCTGGACTTCACCAAGCCCTACAAGCCGCCGCGCTGGACGTTATCGCATGACGGCGTGCCCTTTGCCAAGCTGGGCGACCTGCACGTCATCAGCGGTAAGGCCGGACACGGTAAGACCGCCCTGATGTCGCAGTTCATGGCGTGCCTGCTGTCCGGCAGCTTCGGCCACCTGAAAAGTGAGTTGAAGGAGGACGCGGTTGTGCTCTACATCGACACGGAGCAGTCGGAGGATGACACCATCGCCATCAAGAACCGCGTCTGCATGCTGGCGGGCATTCCCTTCGACCAGCCCAACGACCGCTTCAAGGTGGTGCGCCTGCGTGAGACGGAACTGGCGGAGGAACGGTGGCGGCAGATCCTGAAGGTGATCTGGGAGGTCAGGCCGACAGTCTGCTTCCTGGACGGTATGCTCGACATCGTGGAGGACTACAACGACCAGACGCTCTGCCAGCCGATCATCCGCAAGTGCATGAAACTGGTGACGCATTACGACATGTCGATGTGGTGTGTGCTGCATGAGAACCCCATGGCCGACAAGATGGTGGGAACACTTGGATCCATTACCCAGCGCAAGGTGACCGAGGTGTTTGCCGTCCGCAAGCATAAGCATGAGAAGGACAAGTTCCCCAACATGCCGGACATCTTCTTCGAGGTGATCCAGCCCAAGGCGCGTGGACGCGATCAGGATGAGTGGTGCTTCGAGGTGCTTTCGGCTGAGAGCTGGGGCGTGCCTGTGGAGCTCGACGATAACGGCCGCGTCAACGATCCTGAGGAGCGCAGGCAGCGGGAGTTTATCAGCGAGGCCAACGAGCGGTTCTCAAAGCTGGCGTGGACATCTTCAGGCATCAGCCGTTCGGATCTGGACTCTGCCCTCATCAAACAGGGCGTGACGAGCACCCGCCGACGTGTGGACCTGATCAACATCGCCCTCGAGAAAGGCATCATATACAAGACGGGAGAGAAGCAACGCCCGAAATATCATTTCAACGGACTGAACAAGGAGCTGCCGAACGACCAGGCAGGAGATCTGCCATTTGACAGACCTGACGGCGAACCTGCTCCGTACTAAAAATTGCATGAACTATGAACGATTTTCAATCACCCAAAAATACGGATTTCCGCCGCAGAGCCCGTTTACTCAATTCCCACCACCCATATATATGGGTGGATGGAATTGGTAAACCACGCCCGCGGGCGACGCGCGCACACGCGCATTTGGCTTTTCAGATTTATCTTTCAACAACAAAATAATAACTATGCCAAAAATCGACAAAAACATCATTGACAGGATCCTCGAGGTGGCGCGCATTGAAGAGGTGATCGGCGACGTGCTGGGCAGCTACGACCACGGCAACCGTGCCGGACTGAAGAAGTGCGGCGTGCGGTACGAGGCCCTCTGTCCGTTCCATGCCGACAAGAGCCTGGGCAGCTTCGTGGTCTACCCGAAGGGAAACTGCTACAAGTGCTTCAGCTGCGGTGCCAAGGGCGGTGTGGTGGACTTCCTGATGGACCACGAACACCTGAGTTATCCTGATGCCATCAGGTGGCTGGGAAAGAAGTACAACATCGACGTGGACAACGTGGATGTGAACTGGACCTACACGCCGCGCCCTGCCCCACCGCCTCTCGAGATGCTCGAGCTGCCAGCCTCGATGGTCACCGCCACCTACAAGGCCCTCGCAAACGAATCAGACAACCTCGTGAACTGGATGAAGCGCGGCATCTGCTGGGATAACGTCCAGCGCAAGCGTCTCGACGAGAATCTCCACAACTACCATGTCGGCCACGGAAAGAACGGCCACACCATCTTCTGGCAGATCGACGAGTTCGGGCGTGTCCGAACCGGCAAGATGATGAAGTACAAGCCCGACGGCCACCGCGACAAGGAGAGCTCGTGGAACTTCGATTTCATCCATTCCGTCCTCTCGCGCACGTTCCACGACAACGATCCGTGGCCCTACCCGCACATCTTCAATCCCGACAAGCAGGAGGCACGTCTCACCTTCTTCGGCATGCATCTGTTGAACCATTTCCCGAACGCTGCCATCAAGATCGTTGAGAGCGAGAAGACCGCCATCCTCATGGCCACCGCCTACGGCAACCACACGATGGATCTGTGGATGGCGTGCGGCGGTCTCGAGATGATCACCCGCGAGAGGCTGCAGCCGCTGATAGACCAGAACCGCCGGATCATCCTGTACCCTGACCGCGATGGAATTGACAAGTGGATTGCGAAGGCCGAACAGATGCACTACTCGCGCATCACCGTCGACACCGAGCCCGTCACCAAATGGTGGAAACCGGAGGACGGTGAGAAGGCCGACATCGCGGACGTGGTGGTGCGGATCCTGAACCAGTCGGAACGCCTGACCAACGTCCGCGACGTGGCGGAGAAGATGCCACAGGTAAAACCATTGTTAGATAACTTAAACCTCGAAGTTGAAGATGAGTGACTATGTACAATTTCAGACCAAAGTGTCGAAGCGTTCGGAGAAGATCCTGCGCGCCCTGGCAAAGAAACGCGGTACCACCGTCTACGGACTGATACAGCTGACATGTCAGTTCCTGGTGCGCATGGCATCGGGATGGCACGAGATTACACCCGAGATCAAGAAGCTGATGACCATGTTCCACATGGAGCCGGGCTGGCAGAACTGCTTCAACAGTACCGACCCCAAGGCCAAGCTGGACGTGGCGCAGGAGATCCTGATCCTGCAGCAGTACACCCAGAAGGGCAGCAAGAAGGAGAAGCGCAACGGCTACGGGGCCGTGATGATCAACAAGCCCTACTTCGGCACCGACTGGCAGGAGACCGAGTGCGTGGACACCATCGTGGAGCGCGTCATCGAGGTCTGCATGCCGGGTGTGTACAAGCGTCTGCGCGTGCTGTCAGAGCTGCAGCAATGCCAAAGCATCAGCGACCTGTTGATCACCCTGACCGATGCCAAGATCATCGAGGACATGAACCAGCAGGACTTGGTCGAGATCTACCAGGACACCAGCACCGAGATCACCGAGTATGGCAAGCGCACGCGCCGCAAGAAGCGTGTGAGTCCTGATGATCTGCAAGGCCAGACGGTCATCAAGTTCACCGACGAAGACAGACAATCAGCAGAAGAGGAGGTGGATGATGGTACCAGATGAGGAGCAGTTCAAGTATGCCGAGCCGCGTGCGCCCCGCAAGGAGACACCAGGTCTCGTGAGTGAGTTAGAACAGTTGGGCTTCCGCCCGTTCACAGCAGAATGGTAAAACGATTATGAGCCAGAAACATGACAAGCAAAGGATCTACAACTCAAAGGAGTGGAAGATCATCCGTGCAGCCAAGCTGCAGCGCACCCCGCTCTGCGAGGTCTGCAAGTCAAAGGGCCTCGCCGTGTCAGCGCGTGCGGTCCATCACATCATTCCCATCGAGACGGCGACCAGCTTCGAGGAGATGAAGCAGCTGGCGTTCAGATACACCAATCTGATGAGCGTCTGTTACACCTGCCACTCGGAGATCCACGAGGCCCTCAGGTCTCGGAGCCGCGAAGGCCACCAAAGGTCGAGCGAAGCAGCCCTGCAACGCTGGATCGAGAAGCATGAGAAGGTGGTGGCCCACTCGGAAGGAAAACCCTCCCCCGTCGATTTACCTGAGAAGAAGAAATAATCGGAAAT